GGTTTCCAGGTGCCGGATGAACCCGGTGACGCCTCGCGGACCGTGGAACTGTGATTCGAGACCATGCCGGTCCATGTACTTCTTCAGGCGAGCGAGAAGGTCCTCTTCTTCGTCGATAACGGCGGCGTTCTTGAGGCGGCGCTGGTAGTTCCGGATTGTGTGCCGGGTGACATCGGCGTCGACGAACTCGGGAAGTTTCAGGATGTCGGCCGGGAACAGGTCGAGGTTCTCCCGGATGATCTGGATCTGGCGATCAGTGAGTGTCGGTGGGCGAGTCATACTTCGAGTTCCTCCGAGGTCAGGGTGATAGTGTCAGTCTCTTCGACGGCGGCACCTTCTTCCTCGACGCGGTAGTCGGCGTCGATGAGGGTGCACCGGCAGTTCGGTTCGCCGAGCCAGGGGGCCTTATCGATCGGGTAGATCTTGCCGTCCCTCGCCAGGTGATCGGGCCGGGCCTTGCCGTCGTCGACGGCGATGTACTCGAGATAGTGGACCCCGGTCTTCAGGTAGGTCGCAACCCGGGCGTCGGTCCGGAGTTTCTGCGCCTCCGTCCGTGCGGCAGTGGTGGCGTTGTGGGCGGTTCCCTCGAAGTAGGTCCGGAGCTCGCGGGCGATCTGGTGCGGATGCATGCCATCCCGTTGCCCGTCGCTGATGATGCGGAGGATCTCATTCTGGTCACGCGTGGCCATGTCAGCGAGCCACGGCTTGAACGTGCGCCGGGTGGTGATGGAGACGCGGCCGTCGCCGAGGGCCGTGACCACGCGCTCGATGATATCGGTCCCGCCCTTCGCGACCTGCGCCCGGTAGGCGGCGACCTGCTCCTCCGTGATGCCGGCGACGATCTGCCGGGTGAACTTGTCGGCGGTCCGGCGCCGGAGTTCGCCGAGGGTTGAGTCTACTGCGACCGGGACGAGGGTCTCGGCCTCCTCGATGAGGGCGGCAGCGATTGCCTCCTGCCGGTCCGCGAGGACCTCTTCGATGAGTTTCCGCTGCTCGTCGGTCGGCATGTCAGCACTCTATCGCGTCGAGCACGCTCCAATCGAGGCGTGAGGCGTATTTGTGGATGCTGTACATGAGCGCGTCGCGGAATGCGTAGAACGCCGAGGATGGCCACACTCGGACCGTGACGAGAACCGGAGAACATCCGGGTTCTTTTACGAAGATCTTCTCGCCATCAATCCAGTCGAGAAGGGGGTCTTTGAGGGGCATCATTCACCCCCGATCCGAGTTTCGTCGATCTTGTGGTCCCCGCACCAGTCCGTTTCGAACACTGCAGGCCACCCGTTTAACGTCGGGGCACGGCGTCGACATCTCCCGATGTTGCGCGGCCCTTTTGGGACGAAATACATGCAGGTTTTGCACCGCATCCCCGCGGACCGGTGCTCCCAGTTGTCTTCCATATCATTCACCTCCCCTCTCCAGTATCCGCTCAATCGCCCGGAGGCTCGCCTCGTTCGCGGCGATAATCTTGCGTTCTGCCGCGGAGACCCGCCGCCCCTCTTTACGCGTGAACCCGGCGAGGTTCTCGAAGAGCGCCGGCGCCGCTGCGTAGGTCGCGTCGAGTTCCGCCCGGACCTCGTCGGTGAGTTCGCCGAGGTCGAGTTCGGAGAGGTTGCGCCGGATGTCGTCGCGGGTCAGGGCCCTGCCCTCTATGCCGACCCGGAGTTGTTCGACGATGACCGTGGACCGGTCGAGTTCCGGGCGCTTGAGCTGGATGCGGACATTCAGGTCGTCGTAGCCGTTCGCTGTCAGGATCGGCTGTAGGAACGCCTCATACTGCTCCTCGATCCACGCCTGCGTGCCACCGATGAAGTTGTTCCAGACCCGCATGGCGCCGCTATCCGAGGCCCCGATCACAGTGCCGGCGCCAGACCGGAGGACGGTTGTCGGGTTGAAGTAGAACTCCAGCCAGGACACGAGGAGTTTGAGCCGGTCGGCGGCTGTCTGGCTCTCCCGGATCTTGACGTCTGGAAACGCCACGCCGGGCGGGATGACGAACCCGGTGTCCTTGCCCCAGGTGCGGACGAAGTTGTCGCCCCACTTTTTGAGGTCCGCCGTGATCGTCTCGGTGATCTGGGGGAAGATGAGTGGGGCGCCGACCCGATGCACCTGCTGGTCGGCGGCCTTGTTCGCGTGGTCGATGGCGCCGATGACGTGGTAGGCCGGGAGACAGTAGGCCCTGCCGGCGGGGAACGGGGTGCTCGGGTCGCGGATGATCGTGAAGTTCTTGAGCTCGTGCAGGGCGAGCGTGTCGTCGAGGGTCTGGAAGACCCTAACTCGCTTCTCCTTCACGTCCCAGACGACCCCCGGCATCAGCGGGTTCGGGGGGGCCTGGAACATGCCGAGGGTCCTCGGAGGCTGTCGGAACGTGATCGCCGGCAGATCCCGGATCTCGTCGATCTCGTATCGCCCGTTCCTGAAGACATACCCGACGCTTTTGACGCTGCAGCCGTGGCTCATGGTGTCGATCCACGACGCCTTCATGCTCGGGTAGATCCCGACGCTCTCGGCGGTCCGGGCGATCCATCGCGAGAGGTCGTCGACGCGCTCCCGGTCGCGGTCCTCGACGTAGATGTCCGGCGCCCCGGGAAAGACCTGCGGGAGGAGGTTGACGATCTGCGTAGCGAGGTGGATGTTCTGCTCGAAGTAGTTCCGGGCCGTCTCCGGTGTGATCTTCGGAGCGGTGTAGGCGTTCTCGCTCGACTGGAACGAGACCTCGCCTTCTGCCTTTGTGCCGCGCGTAACGCGGGTTTCTTTCGGGGTTAGTTCTTCTACCATGTTAGCCTCCGATTATACAGATGAAGACCGCGAACGCGAGAAGGGCCCCGTATGCCAGTGCGATCCAGGCGGCGAGACTCATCGGGCGCCTCCGAACGAAAGCCATTCTTTCGGGATACTGACATCCCGGCGTTGTCCAAAATGCGAATACGCGGCGTAGCGCATCGCGTCCATCGCGTGGTCGTTGAACTTGACCGGCTCGTCGTAGACCCGGCCGCTGCGGTCCTCGCGGTACTTGTATGTCCGGATCTCCCGGATCAGGTTCGCGGCGCTGCTGTGGATCTCCAGCGTCTGCGCTTTGCAGAAGTCGATGCCGTCCTTGACGCTCTTGTCTGCCGGGCGGGCGTTGAACCCGGCGCGCCGGATCTCTTCGATGCGGTTCGGCTCGGCGCTGTCGGCGTAGAGAGGGG